GCCGATGCTTAATCGACGCGCATAAAAAAGCCCGCACTTAGGCGGGCATATCAGGCGAGAAGGGGAATCATCGCGAGGGGCTTATACCCTCGAACTCGTGGTATCGAATCATTCGCGACTCGAAATAGTATTGACGCGCGCTATCTATCGCCTGTGATGGTTCATCGACGGCGTTATTTATTTGCATCATGTAAGGGTAAATCTCAGAATCCGGGTATTGTGACCACATCCCCGCGTTATACACCTTTAACATCATCTCCGCGTACTCAATCACGGTGTCGGCCTCGTTTTCATCTAGCCAATCGCTCGCAGCGTCCGGGTTGTCAAACTGTAACGGAAGGATTCCTTTTCGATCGCATTCTATTACGTAAGGCATAGCGAGCTTTCCCCCTCATAGTCTGTCGAGTCGATAACTTGCGAAATGCTGGCAATGTCTGCACCAGCGTCTAAAGCCCTGCGGTACGCCCTGCGGGCGTCAACATATGACTCTGCCGTTTCCCAATAATCATTAGAATCATCGGCCCCAAGTGCGTAGAAACACCAGCTAACGATATAAGTACGCATCACATCACCCCCTTAACATTTATCATCTCAAAATACCGCGCTTGATCCTTGCGGTGACGTCCTAAAGCTTCCCGCGCTTGAACGTGTCGAATATCTCGCATGTCCCGGCCCTTACCCTTGTCACTAAGCAAATCTCGAAACGCCCTTAATATCGCCCGTTCACTGGCAAGCGTCCCACCTGCTGCAGTCTGCAGCCTTTCAAACTGTGACGTATTCATAATTAGCCCCTTGAAATAATGTTGGCGTCGACAATAAACGGCGACACTGAGTTTTTGGCGTCGTTACCCTTAACCCGTAAACCCACGATATGACCTTTAGCCTTAAGATTATTTAGATCGCTTTTATCGCCATCAATAACCGGACGGCCTAGATACTCAGCAGGCAAGCCGCCACGAAACACCACAGTGATAGGGATATCAGTCTCTAAGGCTTTGTTTACCTGCGCTGCGTACTTCGGCGCAGCTGAATAGCTAAACATCAATTTATAGTTGGCCGGAGTCTTTCCTAGTCGATCGGCTCGCTTTGTGTAGTCATAGAATTCTATCGTGGGAAATTCTTGCGGGATTCCGTGCCGTTCCCACGCCACATCAGAAATCACGTTAAGACGTACCACAGCCTGTTTATTGTTCTTGATTGCATACAGTGCGAGGTTTCCCAATTCCCGGCGCAGCTGCGACAAGAATGCTTCAGAGTCCGCCATATACCAGTCAGTCTTTTTTTGCCGGGCCGCATTTACCGACTTATAAACAGCCGCGAGGCCGGAGTGCTTTAAGCAACTGTCAAAACAGTCTGCCGCCTTACTTGCCGGGCATATCTCACGGTTTGGCATCATGGAAAGACCAGCCAACACTACCGGTTCGCCCTTTGCGGTTTTTACTAGTTTAGTGTTGCCTGTTCGAGATAATAGCTTCATGACTTACCCCCCTTCGCTTGCTTTTCGGCTTGCCACTGCGCGTAATGCTTTTTAGCTGCCTGCGCGTCTGTATAGGACCGGCAGATAATACCCTCGATTGCTGCGGGCCGTGGATCGCGCCAAATATCTTCTGAATCGTCATAGCACTCAAAGTAGACCTGACCGCTGTGAAGCTGTAGCCGTAACCCATCGGTCTCGCTCTCGGTGTTATGCCAGTAGACGCCGGACCCGTTAGAGTGCGAGTGATAAAGGTTAAACATCCGCCCGGCTTCAATGCCTGCCATAAACGCGGCGAGTTCTTTCGTTGTCTTTAGCTTCATGATTTACCCCCTTTAAACATCGGCGAAAATATTACGACCGCGATCATTAAGAAATACGCGACCAAAGGCGCGGCCAATACTATCCATAAATCATCCATTTTCAGCACCCCCGAAGGTTTGAGCATATTGGGCAAAGCGCTTTGCATGATCCGCACTAGCCTTCTCTTCGGTCAAATCGTAATGCCCCCAATACAAGTGATTTGCACCAGGGTTGTACTCGTGGGTGATGTAACACTGCGCCGGGCGGTACTTATTAGGGCGGTGACTGGTGATGATAGCGACCTGCGCGGATTGGCTAACGCTTATATTGACTACATCCCATCCCATTTGTTGCGCCTTTTCTGCGGCACCTTTGGTGATTTCATACCCGGTCGAAATTTTCTGATTCATAACTAAACCCCTTTAGTGTTGGATAGCACGATTAATTCGCGCGAATAGATCGCAGTGATTAACACCCCTTGCAACATAGACACCAGTGACAGCGTCAAAAGCAAAGTACCCCTTACCGATTTGCTTGATACGAAACGTTAAGCCTTCAATCGTTGCGTGGTATTGCGTCATGTGTAACCCCTTCAATCTGTTTTGGGCGGTGGTTAAATTTTGACCAGTCAGGGCCGCCCCCCTGCCGATGGGTCGATTATAAGCCCGGACCATCCGACAAAACAATACATAAAAGGTTGTTTTTTTATTGCCTATATAAGTGCCAAGAACAATTCCGCATTTCGCCTCTAACTCAAATCAGCACTACAGCAGCTGCAGCAAATCGCGCCCCCTTAAATCGCGCATATCATCGACCGCGCCGGGCATCGCAACGGGTTTTGCGGGGAAATGACCGAATTTCGAGCCAAAACCCCCGAATTGATCAAATTTTGACCAGATATCAATACCCACACAAAAAACCGGGGTATTCTGACCGGGCAGGCACCGAAAAAGTATCCGTGGGATAGTAAATACAAAAATCCACAGTCATCTGCCTCGGCAGGCACCGAAAAAGTATCCGTGGGATAGTAAATACAAAAAAGCTAATGCTTATGAGTGGGCAGGGACCAGAAAAGTATCCGTGGGATATTTAATTTATCCAGCACGTCCCTTCATACCAAAGCCGGTTCCCGTTGCCATAGCCCTAGCGACGTTACGACCTACGTTTTTATTGTAGTGATCATAGAACTCTTTTTCGGCCATTTTATCAGCTGGGTAGGTGATCTTTTGCTTTCTGCTCTTACGAGCGAAACTTACGACCATCTGCAGATCGCGCCCCTTACGATACCAAATGCCTCGATACTTATCGCTACGCGGCCTTCCTTTAAGATAGCCTCCCCATAAATAGCCGCCTTTGTAAGGAACTGGCTTAGTCTCAGCCTTTTTTAGGTAACTAGGGAAGATGTTGCCCTTACCTGTAATTGGAGCCTTGTGTTCATCATTCCAGATGATGTCTATAAGATATTTAGCGTTTGATTTTTGACCGTAATTAGCAGGCTTTTGACCACCTTTGATTATGTGGTTGATGTAATAACGGTCTCTTTTAAAGTAAAGGTGCGCTCTCAAGTTCTGTCTCGTAGCTTTAGTCCGCCACAAGCCGGTCTTTGTATACTTTACAGCGCCGCCTTTTATATGATTATCCATATCGTTTTTAAGGTAAGACCAGGTGTGGAACAAAGCATTGTTCATAGACTCTCGACCTGCAAAACGCAACTGCTTGTCTACGAACTTTTGTACTTGTGGCGGCTGGCCTAAGAAGCCTTCAATGGATACTGGCATTTAACAATGTCCTGAGTCGATACTCGGTTAAGTTTACCACGTTACCTTTAGACTTAATTCGACGCTCATGCATGGTATGTCCTGCCGGTATACCCATTGCAATGTCTACCATCGCTTCCATTATCTCGTCATGCGATTCAGCTGCCCATCCTGATATACCTCTCAACACAGTATATGCACCTTCCATTTCTGGGCTGTCTTTGAACCAATTATCCAAGAACTTAGGATGTAGATGATTGCTGACAATCTCGTTCTTATGCATTTTTGATATTAGCTGGCAATAAGTAGATTGTAGACTGTCGAAAAAATCGACCCACTCTGGCTGTAGCCCGAGAGTGAAAGCATCTCGCAATGGAAGCGCCTTGTGTATGTAATCTGGCACATGTAGACCGATAACATCGCTGACAGTGATATGATCAAAATCCTCAGACTGCAACACCTGCGGCTGCTGACGTAATACATCAGCGATTTCTTCTCTCTCTATTACATCCATCATACGGCTCCTCTACTTTCACTGTACCTTATAATTTCTAAAGGTTTCTCATCTGTTGTTACTAATGGAACAACTCTGCATTCCTTAAGTATTACCATGTCTTGACGAAGGTGTCTTGCCATCGTCTGTGCTGCTTGGACAGCAATTAAAAAATCATCTGATTCATTAACCGCGAACATCTACTTCCCCTTTTTTGTTTTGACTATCTGATCCTAACCAATCTATGCCTTTATGCAACCTTTTATGTTTCTTTTGTCACGTTTCCATGACTTAAAACGTCAGACAAATCTGATGACGAATCAAGCAGCATAAAGTGCCAATACTCTTTTAACTTCGCATCTCCTCTAATTTTCCTAATCGCCTTGTCATAGACATGCTTGACCCCTTGTCTAGAAATTCCAATCTCATCTGCTATCTCTTGGAACGTCATTAAATCCCCTTGATTCCTTACACCTGACAAAATCTTCTCCTTAGTTATAGCTTATAAATTGATGATCCTCATTTAACTCTTTCATACGAACCTGTTCTCGATAATGCTTTGCAATCTCGTCACGAGTCACCTTGTTGTCTTTCATAATACCCTGAGACTTTTCGCGCAGAATCTCCATATGGCCCTCACCCAAGTGTTGAGTGCAAAAATCGATGAACGCTACGGGCGACTCACCAAAAAGCCGATGACAGGTGTAACAGCCCGTTAGTAAGTTATCGAGTGAATAACGGACAGCCTTGTTTCTGCGCCCATAGATGTGCATAGCTTGGTTTGTTTCAGTACTACCACACGACACACACGCTCCATCGCGCAACCTTACTGCCTTGCTACACCATATGTCTGCGTTAGTCCTCTTGATTCCCAATTTACATCCTCCCCATTATTTCCATGTAAGTGGAGTTCATTGGCGCTGTGAGTTTAACGCCATGATCTAAGCCCCACTCCTGTATCTGACTAAGAAAGAATTGCATCTCCCCTTTATCAAGTCCACGGGTTTTTCGTAATTGACCCGGTATTACAGTATTGTTTATAACGATGTCTTCGGTGCCTAGAAACTTGTATTTCATTAGCTCTTTCATACCGTCCTTATCTACCTCAGTACCCCGCTCAGTGAAGTGGTTTGCCATTTCCTCGAACCACATATGCATGAGAGCGTTTTGAGAGACGCTGCGAGGATCTCGATAGACAGTTACCTTCCAGGCTATAGGCTCATCCCAATTCCACGTTTCTTCTAAAAACCTTTGGAAAGTCTTAATGCGATCTTGTACTTGGTATTTATGACGTACTAACCAAAAGCTCCCATTCATGAGTAACGCCTCTTCTGTATATATGCCCACAAGTCGCTTACCGGTGCTAAATCAGTACGATTAATTTGCCATCCAACATAGCCCTTGCCTTTATCGACTTTGATTTTCCTGGCTTGTATCTGCTGAACTCCCATACACCCCACCACGTCGTAAACATCAGAAGACATTTGGCAGACAAGCAAAGCCGTTTGAAACTCAAATTTACAGTCATGTCGGAATAACAAATTTCCGCTTTTATGAAATGTTGCCTTAATTTGCAAAGACATAAAATCATCGTCTTTGATCGGTACAAATAAATCACCGCCCGAATCAATGCCCAATGTCGCAGCAGAAAAGTCTAAATTGAGCAATTTACCTACAGCGACTTCCGCACGAACACCCAAACAGTCAATATCGTATGGATTACGGTCTTTATCTACGACTCTGTCCTTGACCCCTGCCGCGCGTGCTAACTGCCACCGCAACTTACCAGCTTGCTCCGTAAGCGCCATTTCTTGTTTGTTTAGATGAACGATCATCGCGTCACCCTCTCACCGCTAAAGGTTACATACTGACCAAACCGATCAAGGCAGTACTTCCGATAGCTTTCGCTTTGCATAAAATCGTGACTGCAATCGTCAAGCTGGGTCCACTTTTTAATTGGTATCTTGCCGCTTTCTTTCTCTGCTTCTTGCGCAAACGGACTGCCGCCCTTTTGATTTGCCCGAGAGAGCCATGAGTTAACAAAGCGAGGCATTCCGCGATCTGTCTTTCGCTTTGGCTCGTTAGACTCAAGCCATACAGCCATCACGTTAAGCTCTGCGAATATGTCGACTTCTGGGTAGGCGTGTTGCCATCCCAGCAATTGCTCGTCTGTTGGCTGCCAGTCTTCTCCAGTTTTAGTAATCATTTTTTTCCCCTTTCTTCAGACAATAGTGGTCATTAGAGGGCGGTAGTTGCCCTATACAAATTTTTATAACGCTAGTCCCTCAACCCCAAATATCAGCGCAGATCATTTATCGCTCTGCCATCACGACGCCCTAACTACTTGGCAACATTAACCGCTGTTTGTCCCCGCCCTCAAAGGTAAGGGGTTGATTCAGTCTTTTATGAGCAGCTGCAACTTGAGACAGCATTATTTTTCTAGGCTCGACTAGGGGGTGACTTCTATCTTTCATAAGACTATTATGTCTTTTCTTTGCTTCAACCCCTTTAGCAAAGAGTAAGAGTGGTTCCTTACATGATTTGCCCCCTATCCCAAGGGGGCTTTTTTTTGCTCCTCTAACCAGTATTCACAAATAGGCTCTTCTGCACAGTTGCAACAGACGCTATCGTCGTACCGATCGTCATAGATAGAAGAGTCGTCTCTCCAATAACGCTGTAGGCAAACAGGACAATCAAAGGGATGTTCACTCATTTCACCTACCCAACTCTAAAAATTCGTACACATCCATTCCAAGGTAATTAGAAATGGCTTCTATGTGACCAATACGCATGTCAGTGCAGTTTCTCCAACGACCGACCTGCACAAGACTTACTCCAAAATTCTCAGAAAGAGACTTGTTAGTCACCTTCTGCTTTTTTTGTGCCTTTCTAAGGCTTTCTCCCACGTTAAAAAGGGATGTCGTCTTCTGCTGTTTCATCTTTATGTCCAAACTGTGGTAATGGCAACTCATCTTCATCAGGCTTTGCGCTCTGCTGCTGAAGAACTTGGTTTGCTTGCTTTAAGCCCTCACTGGCTTTTTCGCGCTGACGCTCCATTTGATAATCGTCAACGCAGATATAAACAGTATTATTGTACTCGTCTACCTGATGCGATTCTAAGATCTGTAAATGCGTGTATGGAGCCGTTTGTGACTGAAGCCATTCGATGGCCTTCGCATTATCAATCTTCACGTTAGATCGCACAAAACTAGGTACTTTTTCCGTGCGATTGGCATAAATGCCACGAGGATATGTCTTCTTTTTACTATCCATTGCTTCGCTCCTCAAACATAACCTTCACAGCTGCGTTAAATTCATCGCTGTGTATCATCTTTCTTTCATGAGTAGTCCATACACCGCCCTTACTTGGCGCAATCCACAGGCACTCTTGATCATCGCTACTCATTTCATGATATGCCTCAGCAGCTGACTCCCAGCTCTCTTGAGCAATCTTCTTTTTGACTTCAGCTATGCTACACACGTTTTTAGCACAAGCCTGGTTGTGAAGTGCCATAGCATCTAATGGTTGACTTGCTTTATCACCATCGTCGTCATCGGCAGGAATGCCAGCGACAGCCTGCAACGCGTATCGTCTAGCATATGTTATGCAAGACCCAACAGAGTGAGCATCTTTTTTAATCAGTGGGATAGCGTAGTAAGAACGCATATATTGACCGCTTCTATGCATCAATACGGTAACAACACCAGCGCTGTCCTCATTGACAATCGGAAACTGAGTGTAAGACAGACCAAAATTGCCAAAAGGCTCTTTTATTGCAGAAACAACCGAGGCTAAGTCAGCATACTTTCCGTGATGCGCTTTTGCATCCTTGAGTGCTGCACCCATGTCTTTCTGAGCTAGACTTAAACAACTAGCAAGCTCATCGATACTGTTACTAGTTTCAATCATCAGACAAACCCCAATTGATCAGAGATAATTTCCTCTGCATTTAGAATTCTGTAACCTTCCCAAAATCCCTCACAATATCCGAGAGTCTGAAAAGACTGCTTGAATGGCACGCCACCTTCTTCACCACAAATGTAATCTTGCTCGATTTCGTGATGCCACATGCAGTCATCATAATCTACGAGCAACCAAACTTTTCCGTCTTGGTTTTTGTGGATTGGCGCTTCAAATAGCACTGTTTGATACTGATTGATATCAGCGTTGATACATATTGATTTTTGCATAACCCCTCCTTTGTCTTTATTAAAGATTACTAACAAAAAGGGTTGTGTGCAACTTTTTTAGTTAGGGTACTTACCAGTGCGAATCATGTAAGTAACGTCGAGTGAACGCTGCCCCACTTGCCTAGCCCAAGCGCTATCTAAAAACTCTTCGGCCGCAACTTCGTACGCGTGTACGTTCATGGCAGCAACAGCTTTAATAAACTTTCGCAACCGGGTTATTCCTAAATTAAAGCAAAGATTAATGATTGCGTGCTGTCTTACATCGTCAAGCTCGTTGAACCAATCGAAATTGAAAGACAGTTCAGCACTACATCGCTCGATATCGTTTTCCAGCAGCATGTTTATTTCGTCGTCTGACAAGCCAATGCCGCCGTTTTCATCCAAGTTACGACCCACACCAACAGTAATCATATTTGCAGAACACTTGTATGCGTGTGTGCGAACACCTTCGTGCAGCCTTAGCTGATCTAATAATTGCTTCATTTTGAACTCGATTTACTAGCGCCGAAGTAAAAACTGACTACAGAAGACACAATGCCCCCGAGATAACCCAACACCAAGTTGACGACATTGAGGTCGTTTTCATCAGCAGGCTGAAGAGTAACGAGGAGTACGTAGCCACCAAAAAGCAGAACGGACATAAGTGCGATTGCTCTAGCAGTCCAATCCTCTGAGAAAGAGTCTCGGGCATTTTGAATATCCTTTGTTTCTAACGCAAACACATCCACATCAAGCTCTTTCATGCGCGCCTCAAAGTCAAGTTCTGCTTTTTTAATCTCAGCAAGCTGTTCAGGCGTTGCCTGTGAGAGCGCCTTATTTAGCTTCTGAGGCGTTGGATCGCACCCCAGTACGTCGGCCAGCATTTGTGCCGCCGCGCCTCCCACGGGGCCGCCTAGAGCCGCTCCGAGGGTGGGAGCCAGACTTCCAACCAAACCTTTAATGTCATCAAGCTTCATCGTAGGTACTCCGCGACCGCTATCGTCGCAACTATGAATGGATACATAGACATAAGCATTGTCTCCAGCCTGTCAAATCTCTTGCCGCCTTGGTCAAGCTGCCTGTTTATTAGCTCATAACGTATGGCGCATTCACGCTCATGGCTATTAAGATTTGATTCATTCTTCTCAATGCCGGTTTGATTATTGTCAATGCGGCTTAAAAGCTCATCAGTCTTAGACATTATAAATTCTCACACCTTACTTACAATCATAATAATAAGGCCAGACAGGACGACTAACAAAACAAATATTGCCAATGACATAAGCATATTTTCCCGCATTTCTATCTGACGATAGACTGCGTCTTGCCGCTCTTTAGCCACTTGCTTTCGAATGTCCCTAAATTCTTGAAGACCTTGAGCGCCATAGGCAAGGTTAATCATGCCGATAATCTCCCTCTGTTGCGCCTCCATTTTTTTGCGTAACGAAAAGATCCTTACTGCTTCTGCCTCTACTGACTTACTAAATACAACGCGCTTAAATGGCGAGGGATTCTGCGCCTTTTTCTCTGCATAGAGTACGTCTGACGCCGATCCATACCAATTTGCGATCTGCCCCATAACATCATGTGCCTCGCGCCCATTTTCGACTAGCGCGCGCACCATGGTATAAGCCCTCGTCGCAGCCGCCGCCGCGGTGATTGGATCAATCATTACGCCCCCGTAATGTGCCTCACGTATGGAGGACACTTATATCTTAGAGAAGGCACATACCACCAATACTTTTGATTTGAGCCTGTGTGCAGCTCTTTATAGATACAAACCTTGTGCGGCGTGACAACACGATTTACATAGGCAACATCTACAGTCTCAAGGTAAAGGTAAAGTATTACGGCGTTTAATGCCGATACGTAACGCATAAAAAAGCCCACCTACAGATGGGCCTATTTTAACATCACTTGCTTTTAGTGTTTAGCGTCTTCTTCCTCACTATCCAGGGGAAGCTCTCCTGCCAATGGAGGCTCTGCCGCTTCTGGCTGTTGTGCTTTAGCCTGCATGAGCGCAATTTGCGCCTCTAAATCAGCAATACGAATGGCTTGCTGTGCGTTCTGCCGTGCCAACGATTCCATTCGCTGACCCAGTACGAACTGCTCTTCTGTTACTTGCTGTTGTTCAGACATTACTCATCCTTTATGTTAGTGGAACACATAATGTAATGTCACATAAAAGGTTTTTCAAGTCAGTTGCCGCCTGTATGGTTTATATAATATGTGAAAGTCGCAGTAGTAGTATAGGACGTACTTCTAGGGTGTCGAGCTTCCAGGGTAATGAGACCGGCGGCGTCCATCTCACCGTTGTTCGACATAGTAGCAGTCACCGTTATGGCGGACTCACTAGCGCCGTATGAATCTGTATACGCAAACGTATGAGATGTTCGATTGCCTGCCACTTTAAGATCTCGGACAACGCCGTCAAAGCTAATCTGAAACGTATTCAGCGTACCCAAGTTGTACAAGAAAGACGTGACCTCGTGCGTGATACGGTAGTCCATACCGTCTTCCATATCGGGGCCGAATCCCATCTCCCAATTATTGCGACTCCAATTTAATACAACCGAATCATTTCCGAAGCCAAAGCCCTGTAGATTTGGCGGTGGCGTAGAGAAAAATATAGCTGTAAAGGAGCTATAAAAGTCGTCTAATTGTATGGCCCCTGATGCTGGCACTCCTGAGTTATTAGGTGAGCCAGTTGTATTTGACGGCACATATAAACCGCCGCGATAGTAGTTACCTAGAGATACAGAGCCTAATCGAGGGCCAAAGAATTCCCGCAGATCGTTCATGCTAATAGCCCCACTCGAAACGGGGAATGGTATGCGGTCGTATTGAGTCTCTGGATCAGCCGCAGTGGTAATCGTCTTATTAACTGTGCGAGTGCCTACAGTCACCGCTACAGTGGTCTGCGTGCTATAGGAGCCTGATGAGTCTGCCCAAATAAATATCGTGTCGCCGTTGCTTACGGTTTTGTTAGTCGTGTCTTTGTCGCCGTCAGAGCCAACCCTGCTTTCTGGATTGCCGGTGCCGGAGACGCTGCACGTCACGCTCGCGTTAATGCCTGAAATCGTAAACGACCCAAGAAAATACTCTTGGCTTCTATTAGCATTCGTGACCGTATCTAGGTCTGAACTAAAATCATCAGGAGTCGTATCTGCCGGTGGCGTAGGATCATTTATTTCTACATAGATCAGACCCGTCGTATAACCAGTTTGGACGGCACTGATTACATCCGTTGTGTTGTACGTCGCGCCTGTTTTTACAGTTTTAACAGCAGATGATCCGCGAGCAATATAGACCGTGCTGACGTTAGTCCAGTGACTGCTTGCCCATCCTTGGACGGGAATACTGCCGCTTATCTGTGAGCCAGAGGAATGCGTAACAGTTAGGGTATCGCCCTCATCCAAATCTATTGGATTATTAGATGACCCGCCACTTTGAACTTGTATCTCACCAAGCTCCGAATCGCCACTTATCGTGACGGTATGATTAGCCATTAGTCAGCCCAAACAGCCGCCGCAATGTCTTGAACCATCTGGTCGTGACTGGTCATGTCTGTAGCCGTAGAAGTTTCTGTACCATCTTCATCCATAGTCACAACGTACCGCGTTAAGTGAACAACCTTGTCTGTGGTGACTGGAAGCTCTGCGTCATCTGTGTCGTCGAAAGTGTGCGTGTAAACGACCATCACAGTCGGATGATCGTCAGCACTCATCGGTGGGTAAACTTCGCATCGTTGAACTGTTCGCGTGTTAGTTATTGCCATTTTTCATATCCTCAATGATATCTTTAAGTAAATCGATTTGGTCTTGCTGGTCTTTGATCGCCTCAATACAAAGCGCGATCATTTTTTCATATCTGACGGCCATCGTCCCATCTTTGCGGGTAGTGACAACCTCATCTAGTACGGGCTGTACGTCTTGCGCTATAACACCTATGTCGGATTTACGAATGTCAATCTGACCATCGCCTGACTGTTGTTTGATGTAGTCGTCAGTCCAATCAAAATAGACGCCTCGTATCTGTTTAATTTTCTCAATGGGGCTATCAATGACGCGTATGTTTTCTTTTAGCGATTCATCTGAAGAGTGAAACGCAGTAATGTTTCCTTCAACATTAAAGTTGTTTGTATCTACCTGAATAAACGTGCTGTCAGGAACTCGTATTTCGTTGGAAGCCAAGTTACCGCCGCCGCGAATATAAACAGAGTTGCCATTTTTAGCGCTTATATAGGTATTGCCGTCGTTCGGCGCAGAAATAATCATGTAGTCGTAAGCACCAGTCATTGCCGAGGTTTTAAGGCCAACATAGTTGCCATCATTACTAAATGCGTCATCGCCTATGATTAGGTTTCCGCCATCCGCATAAATATCACTCGAAGCATAGATAGACCCGCTGACATCTAAAGCATGAGTCGCTCCGGGGGTTGTGGTGTCATTGGCGCCATATCCAAGCCGCATTGAGTGGCTTACTGTCATCTTGCCCTCTGTTGTAAGCGCCATCGCGCCTTGGGCATCTGTTTGGATATTATTGCCCCACCACCAACCACGAGTAGCGGTAGAATTCATCTGAAAGCACATTGCGTATTGATTTCCGAGACCACCGTAGGTAAAGCCGGTTTTCATGCCTATACCGTATGTAGTGCCAGTCCAAACCGAAAACTTAACTCTGTATGCCCCTGAGCCTCCAATAAAATAGGGGGCATCAACTATCCCACTGCTGGTGATAGCCCCGCTATTGATGGTGCCTCCAAACGTTGCATTTTTAGAGGCATCAAGCGTTAGTGACGCATTCGATAGGCTTGTGCTTAACCCGTTAGTTCCGAAAACTAGATAGCCGCCTGTCTGATCTGCAAAAATATAATTTGCACTTGGTCTTTTAAAGAATTGATTACCCCCCGTAGAATTGCCTACGGATAAAGTAGTACCCAAAACGTCTACGTTACCGTTGCCGAACACGCTGAACGTCTTAACGCTCGTTCCCTTGTAACCGGCGTTGTATTGGCTGTGAAAATGTATATTGGTTTTGCTTTGGTCGTATTCTGCCCCAATGCCTGCAATATTGTTTGCGCCGTCATGCCAAACGAGACTCTTTAGGTAACCCGCGTGTTGTGACCACGACGACATCTGCAAACGCAAGTAATCAACATCGGCAGACGTTATCGACCTTGTTCCTTTAATTAGCCCACTGCTATTAATCGCGCCAAAGAAATCAGCACTTTGGTTATTATTAAACCTAGCAATAGACGAGCCGCCATTTGTTTTAAATAAGATATTGCCGCCTGATGTCTTGGCAATAACATTGTCTACGATAGCGTTAACGCCGACAAAACTGCCGCTTGTCGTTATCGTTCCACTGCTAGTAATGGCCCCACTAGAGATAGTGCCGATGTTAGTTAGGTTGCGACTAGCGTCAACGATGGTAAGGCCGCCTACCTGTATTGGGTTTGTCGCTGAAACAAAATTTGCCGCACCTTGAAAGCGCGCTAGTCCGTAAACCTTGAGATCATAAAAACCTTCTGCCGCACCGCCAGCGCCGATTGCGCCTGCTACAGTTAAATTTCCATCACCACCATCAGTTGAACTGGCGCTATAAGCATTGATATTTACATCGCCATAAAACGATGCGGCTAAAGGATCTACATAAGTATTCGATCCTCTGCCGTGCAATTGAAATTTTAACCCATTACCTTCTTCATAAAAATTAAGATCAAAATCTGGGAAATTACTCGCTGTTGGTACATTTTTGATCGTCCAGACACCAGTTCTTGCAAAAGCATTGTTTACATCCCATCCGCTTGCTTCAAATGCCACTGATGCTGAACTAAATTGCGCGCTTGATGATGTTGCAGTTCCTAGTTTTGCAAGGGCGACCTGCGTGCCAAACGTTCCAGTGCCTATGTTGGTAAGGTTGCGAAGAGAATCGATAACGGTAGTTCCTGACATCTGAAGATTACCGCCTTCAATCTTCAAATTACCGTTCGCCATTATCCGTAAGCGATAAGCAGAGCTGGCTCTGTCGTAAAAGATTAACTCATTCCCAGCGGTTGCCTGTATTTCATACTTTCTGCCACCAGCGGGATTAAGGAAAAGTCCTGCGGAACTAGTCAATGAGGTTTGGGTGATTCCAAATGCTGCGTAAGGTTCGCTCACAGATGAGTTTGTGGTTATGTCTATTCGCCCACTGCTGGTGATAGCGCCTGCCGTAACGTTGCGGCTCTCATCTACAAACAAAGTATTGCCAGAACCCAAGCGGATATTGTTGACGTACAGGGTGTCCCAAACACGGTTAGTCAGACCTAAGTTGCTTGAGCCAGTAACGTCTGGACGGAATGCCCCTGCACTATCATTCGCCACATCCCATCTAACCTGTGTAGCGACGCCAGATGCGTTTTTGGCGCTAATAATAATTTGACCGGAGTTGTCTTCGTTATTGCGAATGTAAGCGGGGTTCGCCGTGAAATCTAAAATGCCACTGGTAGTAATGGAACTGAAAGAAACCGTGCCTGTATATTCACCTTGCACCGTCAAATTACCACTGGTGGTGATGTTGCCAGTGGACGATATTGTTACCGCCTCATTAAGTTTTAGGTCGCCAGAGCCACCGTTACCGCTATTGATATAGGCTGTGGTCGTGTCACACCACAACCGCATAGACCGAGAGTTCGTAGAATCAAGAACGGCTATTCCAGACTCGTCGTTGTTCACAGTTTGATTTACTTGAAGCTCGCCATAGCTATTTATAGCCACAGCGTCGCCTATGTGAACACCAGTATCGCTAAAACGAGCGAGCGGCAAGGCGTTATAGTGAATATGAACGCCACTTGTGCCGTCATAAATCTTTATCCCGTTGCCTTGTTGTGCATTGTTTATTAGCCAGTCTCCACTCGCCTCAGTAATGTCTAAGTGATCAGTTGTGCCGGTTAGGCGGAGGTTGGCAAAAGTGCCTTTTCCAGAGCTAGTAATCGTGCCAGTTACGTCAACGCCTGTTCCTGAAACTTTTAGCTTCTGCTGTCCATTCGCAAGAAAGGCGACCTCGTGGTTAGCTGGCGAGTACATTCCTGTATTGATGTCGCCATTAAACCCATACGACGCTGTAGTTGTAGATCCAAGACCTGTCTCAATACTGCCGTTAAACCTATTCGGAACAGTGTCAGCGATGTACACGCCGTAAGCTGTTGTTGGTAATGTTCCCGCATAGTTACCATAAAACAGATAGCCATTGGTTATGGTGACATCGCCACCACTATTGTTGTCGAACTGTGCTTCCACACACATAGCGGTTGAGACGGTAGTGCTTGCGCTAGAGATGGCAACTTCAGCCTCGGCATAAACAGCAACCATCTTATTAATGTTTGAGTCTTGCGACCCTAAAGATGCCGTTTTGAAAAAACCGCCATACGCATTACTTATGACAGAGCCAGTGGCGTTACCTAAACTTGAGTACCCATAAACACCATATTGGTTGCTCAGAGTTCCCGAGGTTACGTCTCCCCTCGCCTCACTGAAAATGCCGTATAAATGGGTTACTTGACCTGCTGTTTGCTGTGCTTCTGCAACATTGTGAAGTCCGTAAATGACATCACTGTCACCAGTACACCTGACGTTTATCTGTTGACCATACACCCTATGTTCGGCACTTATAGTGCCGCCTGTGGCGCTACTATCTACGTCAATAAGGAAGCCTTTGTGGGCGCGATTTATTTCTTCTTCTCCGTCTACTAATGCATCAGAGCCGCTTATATTGTAGTCAAGCAACATTGCAGTGAATGCTTGATTTGCGATGTTGTCAGCAACCGTTAATTTCCACGATTCGTTTGTATTTGCTGGAGGCGTCTGAGCTATCTTTTGATAAAAATTTATTGTATCCGCGGTGCTTTCGGTAAAGCGCATAAACTCCGCGCCGCCCGTGAAAAAGCGCAGACGGTCATCAGTATCTTCAGTTATGTAGGTGTGGTTGCTTCCTCCAAAATACAGCTTATTACTAACTGGTATCGTTAAGTTGCCAGTGAGCGCACCGCCACTGAGAGGAAGGTGTCCGACTTGGCTGTAGGTGTAGGCTGTGTCCCATTGACCAATCTTCGTCCCTGTAACGCTTTCACCGTCAATTGTTACGCTGTTTGCGAACGTGGTTTGACCAAAGCCGTTGATCGTAAGAATTGCTGTATTGTCTAGCTCCTGCACCAATAGAACAGTGTCATTGCTTGAGCTACCCGCGGTGATCTTGACGCCGTTTGACACGACCCCACTTGAGCCAAACGGCTGTGGTGCGCCACGGAACTCGGCTGCATAGGCATTGCTCGCCGAACTGATAGCATTTATGGGATGACTGAACTGAAAATAGTCTCCAGTCGCTTTCCATAGAATACTGGCATCCGTACTTGAATTGACGGCATCTTGAATCGTTATGCCTGAGTCGTCTGCTGACCCAGATGAATCACCCGTGGAATGGTTAAGAACGATATTGTTGTCCTCAACTGTCAACGTCTGGGTATCTAGCTGAGTCTGACTACCCTGTACGGTTAGGCTCCCAGTGACTGTTAAATTCCCTGAGAACGTATCTGAGGTGTCTGAGCGCAAGAACTGACTAGCCTGTAGGCCATCTACCGTGTCTGCGTCTCCAGCCGCCGCAGTAAGACCCGCGGTCTGTTGCGCGTTAAATTTGATCGGAACACCATTAGCTGAACCAGCCGCCGCAGAGGTGAATGCGTTGGTTGCTGACACATACTCAATTTTGACGCGGAAATAGTAAGCAGTGTTGTCACTTAGACTACTGCCTGTCATCTCATAGCGTATATCTGCGGCAAGATCGAAAGCACTCGTTACAGAGTAGATAGTCGCAGTCGCTGACCTTTCGTAATAATCGTTACTGTTCTCACCTGATCCAGGCACCTTGGCCCACGTTGTGTTATTAGTGCTGTACTCAAACGTGACTCTCAGCTTTAGTCCGTTAGTGCCGCCGTAGCCTGATGTAGTCCCCCATGAGTGAACAAGGTTGCACTGAAACCTAATCGACTTTGCACTGTCGTGTGTGACTGTAGTCAGCGTTACATATTTAGTAGCTGATCCGTCAAAAAACTCATCATTATCGGCTCGATAAAAACCGCCACTGCCGCCGTATCTATCATCAAACTCTGCAAACACATCAGCAGCAAGTGACTCTGCCGTTACAATACCAGCAGATATATTTGTTGCCGTTAATGTGCCGTGAACATTAGCGTCCTCTACGTCTAAGACAGTAGCTTTTATCGTACCTCTAAAATCACCATCGCCAGCCTCAAACGTGCCGTCTTTAGTCAGCTTCCAGCCAGCAGAGCCTTGCGCGTAGTTCGTTGACTGAAGCGTGTTGTCGATCTTTGTAATATCAACGGCTTCATCTGCTATCTGACCCGTGTCTACTTCACCATCACCAATATCATCGCCCGTAGCTTGATTTGCTATACCGCTAAATGAGGAAGTTGTATTACCGACATTGCCAGAATAATCCTCTGCTTGTAGCCAAAAATACCGTTTGCGAGCGGCATCAGTTGAACCAACAATATTGGTGACCGTGTATGCCTCACCTGTAACAACAGCCGTGGGATTAGTTGGCTGCGTATTAGTGGTGGCTACATAAACACGAATTTGCTTAAGGTCAGTGTCATTTGGGTTTGCCCATGAAGCCACTAAATTTCCGATACCGGCAGTAACGCCAGTGTTCGTAACATCTCCGGGAATAGTGTTATCAATGCCAGTGTTGACGTTTGAACCAGTAGTGAATGCTGACTTACCACCAAATGCGTCAAGCGCCCGCACAGCGATGTTGTAAGTGCCAGGAGCCATCCCTTCTATTCGTACCGTGGTATCTGTTGTCTTTAAATACTTGTATGGCGTTTGGCTATCTAGCTTATATCTAACCTCATATTCAATGACCGTTGCATCCAGCGAAGCCGTCCAAGATACGTTTAACACTGCATGAAAGGTGCCGTCGGCTAGTAACGCAGATCCTGTATTAGTTCCTGTCACATTAGTAGGGGCTTGGACGTTGCCAGGATCACCTCTAATTATGTCGATAGCTTCAATTTCTTCGGCCGCTGGGTCGTATGTATAGATGGTGTTGTCATACTCAACGCACTTTAGCGTGACCGTTCCATCGTAGTTGATGCTCATTTCATCGACTTGAAACTTCTTTGCTGTCCAGTTTGGCGTCGGATGTGTAATACGAACCACATCACCTACTGTGAGTTCCATAGCTTCAGAAGTGGCTTGTAGCGCAACGTTGATAGCGGTACGAGATCGCCACAGTAAGATGCGCGCTAAATCTCTGGCCGCATAATAATCCGTGCAATACTCAAGATCGACTTCATCAAGAAGCAATTCATCATCGTCTGCGAGAAACTCATCATGCAGCTCTGCTTCTGTTAGATAACCACTACCACCATCAGATACTAGCGTAGGATTGGTGCTTGATTGATTAGGCCAGACTGCATTGTTAGGCTGGAACCGAGTGTTGGCGTCAGGGAATTTTACAATAACCTGATTAAATCTATCTTCTTTCCGAGATCCAACAATATTGATATCACCAATGATCGTGCTTGTGTCAAGGGTCATCACCGATATGCTTGCTTGATCTATCTTAAGTCCATACTTACCAAAGGTGTACGGTAGGAAACCCCTGCAAGATAAAAGGATCTTTTCTACGTTAGTGAAGATTTCTTCATTTGTATCGATCACTGCATTCAATCGGAATAACTTGTGACCGCTAGAGGAGCCGGAGTAAGGAGTTACTGTGAAAGAGTCTAAATCGTCTGCTGCCTGTACAAATTCTGCTTCATCAAGATCAGAGGAACTTAATCCTTTGCCGAATCGGTCATTTGTCAAATAATCTCGAAGACAAAGCGCAGGGTTGTCTGTCCATTCCCAAGTGCTAGTAGTGGCTTCCCGGTGTGTAGAAACTCCCAAAGATGAATCGTAGTGAGTAGACGTGCTGTCTTTCCGAGCATCGTAAACTTTACGACCTTTAACCTTAACTGTGAAGTCAGGAACGCCATTGAAGACTTCGGCATCATACTTTAGTCGAATCGCTACATACGCGACTCCACGTAGACGGAAATCATCTACGAATGCTTGGTTGGTGACGACAATGCCCTGATATTCCCAGTTAGGATCACTATCATCTACAGTGATCAACGCGTCATCTAAAACAGAATTTGTTGTTTGATCGTCAGTACCTAGCTCGTAGTCATAACTGACAAGACCTTGGAATCGACTATCAGTTGCCGGTACTTCATCAATCTCTAAATCACTTATTTGCTCTACTTCACCTTCAGACACCACTAGCGCGACATAAAGATACTCGTTTCGATCACTTCCCGAAGTCGACATAAATACGCGTACACCGCCAACTCGGCGCTCACCGTAAACTACCGGGATAGCTTCAATGTTAGATTCTTTATTAAGCAACACTCCCGCCATTTCATCGGCTAGTCGCTTGGCTCTCTTCTGTGCCTTTTTAGCTTGCACATAGGACGCAGTAAAAGATGCCGCACTTAATACAATTGCGAATACAGTCCAAAAACCCATTACTTACGTCCCCATTTCATATCTGTGACTGACTGACTCGCAAAATTGAAGCCTTTGTCATCCGGGAAAAACCTGTTTTGCGAATTGCTGTTTGTTCTACGACAGTTCACCTTCTCAAAGTCTTTCCAATGACTAGCCACTTCGAATGTGATCTCTGAACTTGAGTCAGTATCTTTAATATCAAAGCCAACGATATAACCTGTGAAAAACGGAATTACACCAGTAACACTGACTACATTGTTACTTATCGTGCAAACGGCCCTGTTTATCTCACACTTCGTGTTTATGTAATCGTTAGAAAGAAAAAGATCGACATAGGTACGATCAACGCCAGACAGAGTGATGTTAAATCCGTTGACGCGAAGACCCGCCGTTTCCGACGTGTTGTCAATTTCTAGTAAGTGATCACTCGAAGAGTAAATATTTGAGTTGTACGTGACGTCTTTACCAAAGTCAGTAATGCGTCGTACAGTAGAAAAGTGAATGTCGATCAATGTAGCTAATCGAAAGCTATCAGTAGCTAGAGCCGTCTTGACCGCAGTCGTTAATCCTCTAGCCATTACAACACCTCAATAATATCGACTTCGTATCTATATAAATTATCTACACCAAGATTAAATTCTTGCACCTCGTTAGCTAGGCGAGCAGTCAAAGTGTAGGTAGATGATGCGGAATCAGGGTCTGGCAAAGAGATACTAAACGTGCCTAATGGACCTTCCTGGGAATCAATGAAGTTGAACACTGTATCCATCTCAGTGCGACTAAGCGGTGGATAAACGAGCGTGAACTCTCTTCTAGACGACGATAAAGAGCGGACTTGAGTTCTACCGTTTAAGCTCTCACTCATCAAGTTATAGTGGCGCTTCTTATACTTCACACTCTCAAAGTATGGGTTCAGTGGATATGTTCCGCTCATCCAAGTCTAGCTCCTGTGTTGCTTAATGAGTTACGGACTAAGGATGTAATCATCCCTCGACGCTTTACTAGCAACTCATCGATGCCTTTAGCATCTACTGCTTGGATATTTATATTAACATTTACGGGTTTGTCAGTCTGATTTGTTTTCTCAAGATCAGTGATCTTTTCATTTGGGTGAACCATTGCAAGACGACCGCCCTTGCCATCCATACCACCCGATCGAACGCCATTAAAGGTCATACCGCCACCCTCAAATGAAGCTACAGTCTGACCCATGATTGCCGCCGCACTTGCATAACCCATCGCTTTCGCCATAGACGCCATACCGGTAGCGAACATGATCCCGCCGGGTATCGCTGCATGAGCCTCTAGTATCTTTATCGACGCTAACTCACCACTTATTATTGCTTGCGCTGCTGCTAATCCTTGCTGTGCTACGAAAAAGGCTTTTCCTAAACCAGTGGCCTGATCGAACATCCCACCAAGCTGGCTAACTTGCTGCTGCATAACCCCAAGGACTTGTTGTTGCGTCATCAACTGTGCAGCCAGCTCGTATGCTGCTGTCTCATCAGCAATATCTTTACGCATCTGTGCATAGTTAAGTCTTACATCATTGACTGCTTGTTCATGTTCAGTGATTAAATCAAGCTTCTTTTGTTGATGCTCCAGCATCAGATCTAGCTCTGTCTTCTGCGCCTCCATCATCGCGTCGAAGTCAGTACCAATATCTACAATAGTTCGCTCCGGCCCTTGACCACTGGTGCCTTTTAGAACACCAAGCTTGTCATGCAAGTCTGCATGAATAGACAGAACAGCTGCTGCATACTGACGCTCTGTAATGATTCCTTTATCCGCAGCCTCTTTAGCAATGTTTATTTCTTCTTCTGCCGCCATTCTTGCAGCTAACTGCTTGTCTTCAATACGACTCAAGATGCTATTCAAGCCACTAGTAAATGCGTCATGTTCTGCTCGCGTCAAAGCCTTTTGAGCCTTTTCCTGCTCCTTAATTTCTTTAGTAAGTGCTTTTCGAATATCGATAAGATCGTGCAAAGCATTTATAGAAGCTAAGTCTTGATCTGTAGCGTTTTTCTGGGTCGCGTTATATATACTAAGCTCTCGATTAGTCATACCTATAACAGCAGACTGATCTTTTAAAGACTTTATTAAAGACTCAATAGATGAAGCGTTTTTTCGTGCGTCAACCAGATCGTGTAAAGCATTTAAAGATGCAATTTCTTGCTCTGTAGCTCCTTGTAACGTGGCTTTATATATATCAAGCTCACGCTTGGTCATACCGATAGTTGCCACCTGTGTGGCTGAAGTCTTTATCAGAGCATTGATAGAATCTTGCCTTTTCTTTTCAGCCTTCTCCGCTTCTTCTAAAGCTTTTATTTCTGCCTTTTGAGCCTCAATTTTTTTGTGCGTTGCATCTATTGTGGCAATTTGACCAATAGTCGCTCCTGCCTGAGTTGCTTGATATACAGCGAGCTGACGCTCAGTCATGCCCGTAGTTGCCAGTTCTTCTTTACCGGCATCAACAATATCCATGACTGCTTTTAAACGATCTTTTTCTGCTTCTGCGGCCTCTAATGTGCCTTTTGTATAACTATCGATAACCGATATATTGTCATCCATAGCGCCTTTAGTATTAATAATTTCTCTGTTTGCTTCTACGACTGCGTCATTAAGACTCCTCAGTCCCATTGTAGAAACTAACACGCCGCCGTTAAACGCCCGATTCATCACCTCAGCTTCTTTTAAAGCGGTCTTTGCTCTATTGAGCTTGTCTTGCTGAGATTCTAGCTGATTATTAAGCTTTCTATTGTTCTCTGTCGCCTCATCTACAGTGTCTTGTTTTTTTGCTTCTTCGTGTGCCTTTTGAGCTGCAGTTAGAATTCCTAAAGCTTTAGCTTGCTCTTTAGTCTCTTTAATAAGACTTTTTAACGAATCCTTAGAATCATCGACAGCAGGTTTAAATGAAGTGTATAGAGCGGCACCAACAGCGAATACAGCTCCGAGCATAGCGCCTTTTGAACCAAATAAAGAGGCAACCTGAGAACCCTGCTGACCAAAGACGATCATCGCGTCCGTACCGCCTTGGAGCTGGACTGCGACGTCTTGTACTTGATGGCCGATCTGACCCAAGCCACCGCGCATCAGGCGAAGCCCTTTATTGTTTTTGCTCATCTGAGCTTCTTGTTGTTGCATTCGAGCGATGTTTTTCTCCATCGCAAGAATGTTCTTTAGCTCTGCTTTGGTCGCCCCGCCAACATGGGCCTTGACGTACTGATATGACCTGCCCTTCTTGCGAAGCATCCTTTCTTGAATTTGCAGATCTTTAGTAACGCTATTTATCGTGCGCTGATTTTGTTTCAGACGGTCGTCAAATTTCTTAGCGCCGTCTGTTTCCGCGACTGTTTCCAGCTTGATTAGCGTTGTGATTTCTGGAGTCATGCTTTGCAATCTCCTCTGCTTTTACTCGCAGATAAGTGAACCAGTGATAATACTCGTCCGCTGACATTTGCAGTATGACACTAAGAGGTTGCCCAAGGTGTTCTGCCAGCTGAAACATGAAAAACAACTCAGTGTTCTTCCCTTGGGCATCTATTAGTTTTTTTCGCGGTCCTCTTCCGTGGGACCAGAGGTCTCCAAAACAAAGGTAGCGAGACGAGTGACAACGTCAGGATCTACGTGACTTTTTAATTGCAGCTTATCACCAACATCAAAAGCCGCAGACCCATCTTCATACTCTAGACCATAGATGACGGCGTAGACCATATACTCGGTCGAGTCGCCATCGGCTCGCTTTAACCACAAGCCTTTGTTTTCTAGAGTCAGATTACGAGTAAAAAGCGTTACGTCCCATTCTGGGACATGTATTTCACGACGCTCTTTAGATGAGAAATGCTGTACTGCCTTCTCAATTACACTCATGTAACTGTCGTCTCAGCCAAAGCACCCGTTCCTGTGACACTTATTGAAAGCTCAATAAGTCCATCAAAAGACTGTGATTGACTGATGCTCGTCACGATAGCCTGACCAGCAATTTTTTTCTGACCAGTGGTATTACCCGTGGGATACAAGACAAAAGCGATTTCTGTACCAAGAACAAAGTCATCCTGGTTATCAGTGCCGCCTGTCCAAAACATATTTACAGAAGCATTGAACGCTTTAAGAGTTGCCTTGTTCTCAACCCAGCTATCGCCCATTGTAGTCGAAGCAACAACTTCAGCAGATTGCTCAAGAGAAAAATCTCTGACCTCACCGACTTCAGCCGTGTCGACGTAAACTGCTCCAGAAGTTCCAGTATACGTTGCCATTTTTAAATCTCCTCAGATTTGTAATCTAATTTTACCACACAAAGCTTAACTAGTCGGCGATCCTTCAGTTGCAAGGTAAGTTACCTCCACATCTAATCGAGCGCCCGCTACCGGTTGATCACCATCGCCCGAAAACTGTACGTCTATTGACGTAATCTTTGTATCTTCAGCGTAACCACCACGAGTGATATCAGTGTACAGCGCCGCTTCTACTTCAGCTATCACACCATCAATGTCATCATCAAAAGTGGTAACTGCTTTTACATATATTTCCACGTTGACCGTCATAGTTCTAATGAGAGTTCTTGGTGGATTGATACTTCTATAACTTATGTTTTCGTTGTTAGTGAAAATAGCTAAACCGGGCAACTTATTAGGAGCTAATGGATACACCCTACTAGCGTATACGTTAGATCCTGTAGTAGTTAAGCCGGTCAGACTTGTCACTACGTTATCTCTAATCAATTTCCTTATATGGGCCATTATGCGGCCTCAAGCATGATTTCTGACATGCCAGTCCCATCATCCATGACGATGGTCATTGTGTATGTTGCGTTTTTGTAAACAATTGTATCGCCTTCTTGAGCGCTACTAACATCTACTGTACGGCACATTATTTTGGGTTGAGAGACTGCAAAAGCGATAGAGCCACCAGCGTCTACGGCTTGATACGCATTATCAAAGATAGCCGTAATATTAGTAGCACTACCGCCCGAGGGCGTATAGCTCATCGTCTCACCGAAGTCGGCAAGGAGAACCTCGCGCTCTGTAGCAGTCTCAATTCCCATTACTCAGCCTTTGGCGCAGCCTTCTTGGCCCGAGTGCGTTTCTTTGGTTTCTCTTCAGAGCCTTCAACACCAACGGCTCGATTAGTAACCTCTGATTCGTCGATAGGAGCAATACGACCAATTCCAAGCAATTCCTGCTCTAAGAACCCGTCCACATGAACATGCTGACCTACTCGATAATTTTGACCTTGGATAACACAACTTTTAATTACTTCGTATTTCATCCTTTATCTCCTAGAGTAAACCCGCCCCGAAGGGCGGGCTATCATTAAACTTACTGATCGTCGTTTCCGAGACAGAAGCTAACTGCGTGACGTACTGCCACATCCATAGACTGCAACGCTACTACGCGAACTGTGCCGCTGTTCGAGTTGGTATATGGATCTACTACGATGTCCAAGCCTCCGAAGAAACCGATGAGCAAGTCATTGAAGTTTCCGTAGAAAGCATCACCAGCGGTGACTTGATTAGACACGATGGCACGGTGACCGTTAATGCGACCATCAGGCTCGACAACGAACTGTGCAGTGTTAGAAGCCTTCTCTACAGACTTCAATGCACCGTACATTGTTGCGTTCATGATGTAAGCCAAGTTACCGAAGTTTGCATTGTCTTGTGCAACCGCAGTTTCCATGTCGATCAACTTAGCGAACGAAGGTACTAGAACCGGTGTGTCACCGAAGTCTACCGTGTTGATACCAGAAACATTCTTGATACCAGTAGGTTGACCAGATGAACCAGATCCTTGCAACGCGCCAAGGTCAATAGCAAGTGCCATTGCTTGAGCGAGGTCGTCACGCATGAGGTTTTCGATATCCATAGAACTCTGGATAAGAAGCTGTCTAGTGACATCTGTTCTGGCACCCAGCGTCTTGGGTGACATCGAAATTGAACCTACAGTCATTTGTGACTCAGCAGAATCAGCACCTTCGGTAGCAATCCATCCCGCTGATGCCGAAGCTGTTTTCTTAGGAATCTTCACGTCACCGGAAAGACCGTTCAGAGTACGAGCGCCTGCCTGCATTACACTTGAAGCGTTACGCAATACATCGATGAAATCACCTCCACGGTAATCTTCAGCAGACAAATCGCTTTCACCGCCCATATTCAAGTTATCACGCTTCGACCAGCTACGCAGAACGTCTGTCGGAAGCATAATGCCTTGAGATGTCTTGCCGTATTGATTAGCTGCAGCGCGTGAACACTCAAATTCAAACGCTGCCGCTTCTTGTGCGGCACGATCAGTTGGGTTAGCAAGAGCGTGTACAGCACGAACAAGTGAGAAGTTCTTAACTTCTTGCTTGCTTAAGCCGATCTCTTGAGTTTCTAAGGCGCGAGTAGAGCCAATTTCGTCGAGCATAATGCCACGAAAATCAGCAATATTGTTGCCATTTTCAAGCGCCTTGACACCGAGGTCATGACGGTTATGACGTGCAGCAAGCTCCATAATAGCGGCTGCGTCTTTTTGTGCGTCTTTGCGGGCCTGATCCCGCTCTGCCGCAACATCAATTGTATCTGACATGGTAATCTCCTTAAAGTCAGTTTTAATTACGGGTTTGCGTGAAGGTTCGCTTGAACGCCCAACGCCAACTGTCACGTCAGCAGGAATAGACACCAAACTAGCTTCTAATGGTCTCCACGACTTAGCTACATACGTGTCGCTACTTCGCGTATCCTTTTCCATCTTTTTTATTGCGTATCCGACACTGATGTTGGCACGAATGCCATCAGTGACATCATCGAAAGCCTCTTTGGCAAGCCCGTTTCTTCCGAAACGCACCGTCGCCCGGAGTCGCCGGGCCGAGCCATCAAGTTCTGCCGATTCAATTACGCCAATTTGTCGCTCTGGATCATGATCCAGTAGCAGCGGGGCGCGACCGCTATTGAGGAATGACAAATCAACGGCTTCCTCACTATGTTCTAGTACTTCTGTTCCAAACGAGCGTTCTACTGGCTCCTCTGAAGAAATAGCCATACGAACACGACGCTCATCCTCGTCTATAGGGCCTTTATCCATACCCATAGCACGATAAGAAACGTCAGTTCCATTAGCTTCAGTACGCTCTTCAGCAGGCTCAATAGCTTTACCATAAGTAACAATAATTTCGTCTTCAGTCTCAGTGACGTTCTTAATATGACGCTCACCAGTCTCTTCTTCGACATTTTCTGGAAGGTCTTTAGCAATTTCTCTATCAGACTCAGCCTGATCAATTGCTTCTTCCACAATATCCTCAAAATCTCTGTTATCTTCCATAATGCGCTCCTCATTCACACTACCTTCACGTCCCTTAGAAGACATGGGATGCTCAGTAGGAAGTAAGTCAGTATCATGCTTACCACTTCTGAATTTACCATTTCTAAGAACATATAAAAAACTATTTACACGAGCGTAAGCCCATTGCTCTGGTGAGTTGACACTAGGTCTAACAGACTGTGGGTTAGTCTTGTATGCACCAACACCACGCTTAAACACAGCAGCAAGAGTTCTCGCGCTTGTCTTTTTTGACGCTGTATCACCATGCTCGTCATTATGATCCTTTGCTTTTTGAGATAGCGTCTTCTTTACGCTACCACTTACTTCTGATCGCTCGTCTGCTGCGTCGGCTGACTTGACGACTCTGGCGGCGAAGGCTCGTCCGCTGTCTCCTGACCACAATGCCCAGGCGATTCGGCCCGCTGACGGGTATCCTTTTTCACCAGGACGAAATCCTTCAGCTTTCTTATCAACTTCGTGTCGAGCAAAATAAGAGTGCATACGGCGCACAGTATCAACAGAAAGCTCCCGCCCATTACTAATATCACGAGCGCGAGCAACCCCGACCTCAGTGCCACCTCTCCCGAATTCTTTACGCCACTCAAGTCCACGTCTAGCCTCCTCTTTCATCTCATCGGTTGGTTTAGTATTTATGTCTTTACCCTTGTACTTCGCCATCATCGCCTCCTATGATGTTTGGCTCAATACTCACCTGACTAGCGCAATATGGCTCTAACGCGTATTCAACGTCAAACTGTTGCATAAGAATCTTGTCACGCTTAATTTGCGCCAAAAGCTCCTCAACGTCTTTTCCATACTGAGAAGCAACATCCTGCAATGAAAGAATTCCATTCTTTAAACCTAAAATTGCTGCATTCATTTCTTTCTGTGGATCAACCCATGACCAAGCCTTTCCACGAAACTCCGAAGCATCTGAAAATCTATCTAGCTGACGCAAAGGTAGATCAAACGAGTTCAACTCCATTGCAGCTTCTAACCAAGATTCATATATAGGTCGTACAAAATGCTCCATTAGAAACTGTTGTATTTGACGATAGAAGTCTCTCTCTTCTAAAGCACCCTGTCGTATAGAGCTATAGGATGTAGCTTCTAGATCGTTAGACAATGAGGTATAAGAAACACCTAGACCACTAGCTATCCCTTTAAGCACAGACTTGTGGAATGAGTCAAAGTCACTGGTTGGAAACTGTGGATCAAAGCTAGTAAAAGAAACACCCGTTGGGAGCTGATGAAATGTCCCCGGTTCCGCGTCCATTATTGGGACTTCTTGATCCATAGCGTCAGCAGCGAATCCATCACCCGCAGGAGAAGTAAAAAAGCCCATCTTCGATGCGCCAACTCTAGCGTTGACTACTGCAGCCTCTCTATATCCAGATAACTGCTTTATTGCTGATAATGCACCTGCTGTCCAAGGCTCGCCTCGCGTCTGCCCGGCTCGTATCGGCATGAACAAGTGAATAACTCTATCCGCAGGAATACGAACGTGCTTTGTACTTTTGCTTGCGCTCGTATAATCATAGTCGCCGGGATGATATGAGAGCATGTGATAAGCGACAGCACGACGGAACTCATCGAATTCCACACCCATGCGTATTTCATTACCGTTTGGTTCACGTCGACTTAACTGCTCATCTACTCTATCAGGCTCAATAAATTCAATAGCAAATGAGTCACGAAAAGAACCATTACGATGCTTTACTATAAATACCTCGCCATCACGAGCTAGGCCCTCTATAGCCATTTTTTGTGCATCAATCCAAGAAAGCTTTCCGTCTACAGTGCATCGGCCAACCTTGCCCCAGGCTTTAAATGCAGTTTCAATCGCCTGATTACCGGTTTCGTCCAATTGTCCACTAGCACCGGTAGCCTTTACTTGAAGAGTAAATCCACGATCGCCGACCACATTTGTCTTAAGCAAATGCAAATATCGCTTCACATATTCATTATTCCGAGCTAAATCTCTTGATCTATTACGAAGTCGACGTATAACAGGCTGAAGCTCACTGTCAGCACTGCGATTAGAGTCTTTAAAGTCGTGAAACAGCCGACTGACATTTGCACCGGAAAATTCTCGCTTATTGAGCATTGGGCTTTGCTTCTTTGGGCGTAGAAAGTCAAAAAGCGCCATTTAAAACCTCACCCTTACTGTAGAAGAGCCGGTCTTACCGTGTCGAACCCTCTCTTCATTCATGTGACGGACAACTTCACGCTGATAATACTCACGCGCATTCATCAGCTCTTCAAAACTAAGCTTAGTCAGTGATCTATTGCCAATTGAGTAGTTAGAGACATCAGAGTCGGCCTTGCCTTGCAGCAACGATTCGATTTTGGCAACCATAACTTCCGCATGACTTCTCGGGTCAGCAGAATTAGCGTCTAAATCCACCAAAACCTGAAAGTGACCACGATCTACAACAACTCTATTACCACTACTAGTTTGAGTGATTTCTAGCTGCCAGTTGTACATGCCTGCGTCAAATGAGTCGCTTTCGGTACTTGATACAGTGAAAAGATAGTAACTGCTTGCTTCGGTGCCAGCTATCTTGATCTCTGAAGACCCACCAGCGTCGATTCGAGCTACATATTCAGCAGAATACTCTGCTGTAGGGTAGTCATTCACTAAATCAGAGCGCTTCCATTGAAGAAAGTCACCAATAACAAGATTAGTAGGCTCTGAATCTAAAGCTTCGGCTACGTTGAACTTATTCGCCATAATCTATCGCCACGAATTAGTAAATCCACGACCAGTACGCGGAATGAAATTATTCTTTGCAGGCTGTTGAGGTTCGTCCACCGACTTTTCTTCCTTAACTGTCGCTCGATCTGCAAAACTGTTGACATCCACTCCGAGTATACCATAGGCAGCGATCGCATATACCATACAATCTAAAGCTTCATTCCGGGGCCTGATTTTCTCGTAAACACGTCGTTTGAAGCCCTTATGGAATCGAGTCATAACCTTTTCTGCAGTCAATTGTCGGAAATATTCTTCATTTAATACATCTGAAAAGTGCATATACCCAGCACCAGGCTCTGATATCTTCATTCTGGCAAAAACCAAGTCTTTAGCAGTGCTTACACCAATTGGAAACAGCGGACATTTAGCAATATTGTTCTTCGATGGGCGTCCGACCAGTGGTTTTCCCTCTCCTCCAATACCTTTTATCGCAAAAATTCGTCTCCCCTGGTTCTTTTTGCAGTACGCATACACAGAATTGGTAAAATGACCGCCCGAATCGACGCAGCTGCCTCGAATAGCTATTTGACGCCCACTTTCGGTTTCGAATTGCTTATTCAGTATCGAATCAAGGTTAGTCCACAGTTGCGGAGTGCTTGGATCGCCATAAAGAGTAATGTGGTCGATTACATACGACTCATCGTCCCTACCAAAGCCAATAATTGAGATTTCTAACCGGTTATCCTGCACGTCAACGCCTGCTGTGAGCAAAACAACGTCATCAGGCACGTTGGGCATCGATTCACGACGCTCTGCAAGCATAAAGTCGTCAATTTGCTCTCCAGAATCTTCAAATGGTTGCCCAAGATATGTGTTTGTCCAGACACGAAGTTGCTCGGGACTCTTTTTTACACTGTAAAAGTCCTTTACACCGTCAGATAAAGGAGTCCACGGCGAATATAGTCCTGATATAGCAAAACCAGCAATACCGTTGAAATCAGTTTTACCTATCCATCGCCCGTTCCGAATAGACCAACGACGATCAGAATCAGTCCAAAGAGTACCGCACTGATCACACATGTAAGCAGCAGTATCAGGATTGCTATCTTTCCACTGCACATTTCTCCACTCCATAGTCTGTTCATGTTCACAATGTCGGCATGGAACATAAAACTGCCTTTGATCAGACTTTAGGTACGCTTCCTCAATACGACTAGCCCCCGAATGGGTAGGTGTAGAAACCATAACTATCTTGCGATTCCAAAAAGTAGCCGAGCGTTTACGTGCCAACTGTATAGGATCACCTTCTGTACCAGCTGAAGTGGGATATCTATCAACCTCATCGCAAAGAACTAATCTTATCGGTCTGCTGGCTAACCCACTGGGACTGTTAGCACCAACTATCGTGAGCGCACCACCCGGAAAGACTTTATGGAGGGTTGTGTTGCCAGAATCTCTCGCTCTCGGATCTTTAACCTTGTTTCGTAAAGACGGCGTCGAACGTAACAGACCAGTAGCAATTCGATCTTTACTAAAGGTCTGAGCCATATCCAACGTTGGCTGAAGTACAAGGATTGGGCTAGGATCATGGTGAATGTGGTATCCAATGATGTTAAGTATCGCTTCTGTCTTACCAAGCTGCGCTCCCGCCATAACAACCACTTCTTGTATACCCGGATCACTACATGCATCCATTATTCCCCTTTGATATTCTGCGCGTGAAGTGTACCAACGCCCCGGCTCGGCACTACTTTGAGAGTCCAGTCGTCTTTCTAGGTCTGCCCATTGGCTTACGCTTAGTTTTGGCGGTGGCTTTAGTGTCGTTATCGACGTCCTCAGATGCTGTGACAGTCGAAGCTGTTGCGTCAACGGCTGGTTCATAATTAGACAACTCCTCAAGAGCTTCGTGTATTAAATCTTCCAAAATGGACTGACATGTACTCGTTTGCGTTTCAGTAGAAAGCACTGGTGCGCCTTTTGCAGGTATAGCTAAAAGCTTGGCTTTAAAAGCCCCAAGAACGTCATTCCATGCAGAAACCACATCTTCAGCAATTACTAATGTACCGTGAATCTTCTGCAGCTCAAGTTCTGCTATCTCAGCCTCTGCATTAACCTTCCTAGTACGAGCCTCGTCGTAAGAAGACCCTATCTTGACGCCACCTGTACTGGGCATAAGCACTCCTATCGTTTTTTGTATTATACACAATACGTTACTTTATCCACTTGTAACAAAAAGGCATAAGAAATTAGTTTTTGATAACTCTATCGCTAGGCGAACGTCGAGT